AATAAAGATATTTAAGATCTATTATGTTTGGAAGGATTCCAGCTACTGTATAACGCTTTAATTTGTTCTTAAGTTCAATTTTTTCAATTTGAGACAAATATTTACCATTTTTGGGTTTTATACTAATAAAGACCCTACCATACTGTGGAGGACTTGTATCTTCACCTCCATAAACAGAAACTGACTCTGTATTAGCGTAAATCTTGGTAACAATCGCTTTATAGTCATCTGCAGTCACCGCACGGTTCTGAGCAGAGTAAACTAAAGGTGCATATTTCTTAATTGACTGAATTGACTCAATTGTAGATCCATTTTCTGCTTTTTGAGTCGTTGTAAGTAAAGAAATTCCGTCAGTTACTGTAACTCCTGAATTATCTTGAATAATTCCAGTAAATGTAAAGGAATTTACTCCATTTGCATTTTCACCATCAGTAGAAATGTAATTTACTGTTACAAAATTAGAATCTTCGAGTTTTTTACCAAATTTTCCATCTCCAAAGAGTATTTCATACTTTTCATCAGCAACTTCCTGTAAAAGGAAGATTAAAGAGGTGTTTGTAACGTCAACAATGTTAGTAGTTAACTTATAAATCGTTTTTAGGTTAGTTGCAGTGCTATTTGGTGATACAGATACCTTAATTGTTGATGTATCTACTCCTTGGTTAGGTAAAATGAACTTTTCAATAGGAACATTGTCTCCAGTCTCCCTATATGTGAAAGTTTTAGTTAAATATGACCCTTCTTTAATATTAACATCAGTAAAAGTTGCAATATTATCAACAACAGGTACTGTTATATCATCCATTATTGCAAAACTATAATTTTCACTTGCAAAAGTGTTAGAAACAGCTACAATTCCTGCTTTCAATGTTAAAGTTAGAGGTTGTACTGAATATCCAGACGTATCAACGAAAAAACTTACCTTTGCAGTTGCTGCTTGCTTCGATCTAGGTGTATATCCGACGTTACGAGCCAAAGAAGCAACGTTTTCTCTTAAAGTTGCACTATCAATGAAGACTTCATTAGCAACCATGTTGCTATTATACGCAGTAATGTAAGAATTATACGCAAGAGTGTCTATTAGGACCGACATATTCGATCCTTCAAAGTCAAAATCGGTAAAATTAGAATTTGCCCTCAAATAATCTTTAATTTGAGTCTTTATTTGATCAAAATCTAAATTTGTAAATTGAGTTAATGGCATTTATCTAAATGATTCTAATAGAAAATTGAGTGATTGAGGTTGAGCATCAATCCCAACAATATCATAAACAATAGTTACATCAAATGCGTTAGAATCATAGTAAGGAATGACATCTACATTCCTTAATTTAACTCTTGGCTCAAAATTATCAATAGTTTCAGTGATTTCTTCACTTATAAGCGATGCCGATGAAGTATCCATCAGTTCAAATAGACTATCACCCAACCTTGAACCCAAAAATGGGTTAAAAGGACGTTCTTGTAGATGTGTTAGTACTAAATTCTTGACAGAGCGAGCTATCGCATTCTCATTCTTAAGGGGAATCACGTCCCTAGTGACAGGATGAGGTACGAAAGACAGTGAAATGTCCTTAAAAGTACGTGAGACTCGTTGGACAGGCATTATACGCTAATATTTTTTATTATTTAGCGTGTTTATTCGGATTCCAAAGTTCTCCGTCTTGTGCATATGGATCTTCATCCTCTAAATTCTGTATTACAGCCCTTTCATGGAGTTCTCCATCATGAATTCTCTTCTTTCTAGGGGTTAAATCGTCTTCCCATATCTCTCTAAGCAGTTTTTCGTGTTGTTTAGCTGCTAAATTGTCTAAAAAATCGTTTTGAGCTTCCATTTTAGTTAGAATTCCAACGGGGACCAGTCTTATCTGACGTACTATTTACATTTCTGTACTCGCAATCAACTAATTTACCATTTCTTTCTGCAACATATATCCTATCATAGCATTCAAACCCACTTTCCTCTAGAAATTTATCTAATTCTTCACCTGTATTAGCATTTTCATAGTCTTCTGACTCATCATACTCTGCATAGATGAAATCCACGTTCTTTAGATGATCTCCAGCACTCTTAAGTACCTTTAAATCATTACCTTGCGTGTCGGTTTTGAGTACTGATACCTTTTCGTAATTTAAATTATCTAAAATTTCACTTAAACTAATTGTTTCGACGGTATATACCCTGTCAACGAGGTTTTCAAAACGTCCAATTGGTCTACAAAGAGAACTAGTGCCAGGATCTCCACTAAGTCCGTAGAAATCTTTTTCTCTGGGTTGATCGACATCAGAAATAGCAGCTTCAATAAGGTAACATCTATCCCCCGCATCGAGAGTCTCCAAGTGCGAGCAACAAGATTTAAAGTTATTAGGATGTGGTTCGATTCCAATAACATAGACGTTTGGGTCATTACGTAACCATTGGGTGGCATTGGGCATATTAAAAGAGAGACCTACATCAAAGCGGAGTGTTAATCCGCTTTTGAGTTTCTCGTTAATTAAATCATAATCTATCATCCTTGTCCCCTATATCTCTTTGCTGCTTTGTTTCGAGACGAGGCCGCATATTTGGTGTGCTTGCCTCTTCCTTGCCGAGTTTTCTTCGGCCGTGCCTCCTTAATCTCGTTACCTAGAACTCCAGTAGACTTTGCCATAACTTAAAGTACCCTCGTCTTCTCATGTCCAACACGTATCCGAGGATCGCACCAGATTTCATAGTTTGCTTCAATAGCATCTAAACAGAAACTAACGTCTTCTCCGCACATGTCTTGAACAGCACCTGATTCAAACACTTGCATCTTCGGAGCAAACCAAGGATACTTAATGTTCTCGTCTTCAAAAACACCATTCTTAATCATGACCCAACCGAAACCAGTGTAGTCTACGGTGAAAGGCTTCTTACGCTTAGAGATAGTCTCTACGGTTTCGTGGTTCATAACTCCACCGTTCTTACGGAAGTCGTCTTCCTCTAACCAATGTGCAACAGAAGTAGTCTTACCATCTTCAGTAGCATACCATCCAGCAGTGATACCTCTTTCGTCACCTTCAGCAGGTACGGCAAGGTCACATAACTGCCAGAACTTTTCTGATGTGAATACGATGTCTGAATCAATCCACAACTGATAGTCATACTCTAACTTACCATCCCAAGGTTTCTGATCAGGACCACGTAGTACATTAGCACCTAATACCTTACAACGTGCAAAGTTAACCATAGATGAGTAGTCCTGACTAATCTGGATACTCATATTGTTCTGAACCATGTCGAAGCAGAGTTGAACGAAGTTCTTTAAAAAGACAAAAGAACATCCTCTGCCTGGTAGACAGAAGACGATCTTCTTTCCCTTCATTCTAGCTTTAATAGCATCTATATCCCACTCTGCTTCTTTCTTTTTAGGAGCAGATGCTTTTACGGTAAAACCTTTTGCCATGAATAATTAACTCATCACATTCATTATACACGCTATCTATATGATTTGTCAACTAAGTTCTTTTATTTTATCTTCCCAATATTCTCTATCTTCATCACTTATCCAAGGGTTATGTTTCTGTACCCATGCATGTTGTAACCAATCTTCCTTCTTCCAATCTTTCTTAGGACCAAGATGATGTTTTAACATTAATAACTATCGTCTCCTGAAGGTAGAGATAAGACTCTCTCAAAACTTAAACCTGCTTCTTTACCTAATGGTGTGCTAGGACCACACATACTGTTCAACATATTCCATCTTACTTCAAAATCCTCTTCACTTAGATTGTGAAAGAGGACTTCTCCCTTGGCGTATATGTGGTAACTAAACTCTGTCATAGTCATCTTCAATCCTCACGATGTCTTCTTCTATACATTCATCACCTACCTGAACCTCGATAATAGTAAGACCTTCTTCACCTGCCATGATACGATGATTCACCTTAGTGGGAATGTAGAAGTATTTACCAGGATAGGCTTTTAACGTATCTTCTCCAAGTATAATCTTACCATACCCTTTAACACATACCCAATGCTCACACCTTTTATAATGATACTGTAAAGATAACTTACTATTAGGATTTACTCTTAGTCTCTTTAACTTATACCCGTCTTCTTGAAAATGATCTTCGTAAT